CCGCCTCGGTACCACAATATGCCCCAGAACAAGAGACAACAACACAAACGGATGAACCGGCGATAGTTGTTCCAGCAGATACCCAAGATGCAGCTGATGCTGCAGTTGCGGATATTTTTGACGGCCCTATGTCTGATGCAGGACTTGCAAATGCAGTTGACGATTTGGTTGCAGATGCCGGAACACCAGAACAACTAACCGCTGTTGTTAACTCACTTCTTGACCAAGAACTTTCAGATACTCAGTTTGCTACCGTAATTGAATCGGTGTTTGATGGACCTATGTCTAACGAGAACTTTGCCGCTGCCGTAGATGCCGTATTTGAAGACCCAACTCAACTGTCCGACGCACAGTTTGAAGACGCGGTTGTGGCCGTATTTGACGGTCCATTGTCTAATGCTCAGTTTGAAGACGCAGTAGAAGCCGTCTTTGAAGACACAAAGTCTCTTAGTGACGAGCAGTTTGACGCTGCAGTGCAGGCAGTGTTTGACGAGCCACTTACTACGGAACAATTCACCGAAGCTCTTACTGCCGTCTTTGACGAACCAATTACTGATGAGAAGTTTGACGCAATCATTGATGCTGTTTTAGACGAGCCACTTACTGGTGAGCAGTTTGAAGAACTGGTTAATGTCTTGGAATCAGAAACCGTTACCGAAGAACAGGTTGCGGCTGCAGTTGATTCAGTTATTGAAAACGGAGTTACGGAAGACCAAGCAGTCGACCTTGCCACCAGCGAAAAGGTCTTGCAGAGCGTTGACGGAGACCAGGCAGCAGAAATCTTTGATGCGGTTGAAATAACTAACGTCACGCCCGAAGACGCAGAACAACTTGTCAATGCGGTCCAGGACGCACCTGTCGAAGTAAAAGAATCATTCGAAGCCGAAATCAATATATTCGAGGGACCAGTTGACACCTATGTGCCTCTTGGTTCTTCGATTCCTGTTAGCGGTCGTCGTGTCATAATTGGTATTGGGACTGCTGTTTTGTTTTCTGTACCGCCAACAACTAGGAGAAAATAATGTTTAAAAACTTTAAGGACGGCGTAAGCGACCTTGCTTGGACCATAGGTGGTACAGGTCTTGTCTTGATTACGTTAAGTGGAGACACTCAAAAGTGGGGACTATGGATATCTGGAATATCTTTGTTCGTTTATGGCATAGGTCTTGCATTAAAAAAAGAAGATTAAAGTGTAAAATTGTTGAGTTCGCAAATTATACGGAGGGCACATGCCAAGAAAGTATTCCTATTACCCAAGTTTTGATGGAAAAAAAGCCCAAGAGGGCACCCTAAAACTCGTTGAACTCTGTGGGAAAAGATGGAAAGCCACGAATTTGGGGATTTATTCCCCCAGATTGATGCGCAACTCTCACACTGTTGGCAAGAAGATTGGCGACCCAGGTATGGAGAAGTTCCTGAGCGTTCACGCAACTGGAGCCGCATGTGACGTTGGCTACACAGACCGCAAAGTTGGTCTTGAAATGTACAACTGGCTTCTCAAGTACACCAAAGAACTTGGTATTGAAGAAATCCACGACTACGCATTTGATGCCAATGCAAAAGATGGAAAGCCCGGCTATGGAAGAGGCTTCAGGTGCTCTCGCGGTGAGGGCGAGGCTGGGGTAAAAATTTATAACGAAAAAGATAACGCTGGAAGTTTCGGCGGTAAGTGGTTGCATTTAGAACTTTCACCAGAAATGGCAAAAGACGCAGCAAAGTTTGAAGCAGCGTGGCGCGCCCTTCCAAAGCCTGGTGCATGATTTGCAATGGAAGCAATTACAGTTGCTCTCATCACGGTAGTCGGTGCCGTACTAGTTGCCCTTGTTGAAAAAGGACGACGCGAAAACAAATCTGACCATGGAGTTGTTTCAGAAAAGCTTGACATTATTGGCAAAAGTCTTGGAAGGTCAATCGACCGTGTTGAAGAGACCGTTGTTCGTAACGAAGTAAAGCTTGACCAACATATTCGTGACCATGTAAAAGGGAACGTGTAATGCGTACTGTTTCTTTTTTTGCCGGACTACTGATTGTTGGCGCGGTGGCTTTGGCTTCTTTGCTCGCTGTCGTGTGGATTGAGGCTGTAAAAATCAGCAATAGAGATAGTGAAATATAATGGCTCCCAAAAAACCCGCCAAACCAGTAGCAGGACAAATCAAGCAAATAGTTCAGGACCCAGCCATATACGGCACTCAAGTTCTGTTTCTTGGTTCTAAAGGTTCCTCTTCTATCTGTGCCAAATGCGGCAAGTCAACAACTAGAGGAATGATTCGCATAAAAAACGAAAAAAATTATTGTTCAAAAGGATGTGCTTTTTCGTCATAAAAGCAATACCTAAAAACATGGGCCAGGGGATTGGCTCTAAATGGAGAGAAAATGAAAAAAGAATTATTTCTAAATATCATAATGCGCATTTTTGCTACCTTTGCTGCATCTGGTCTTGGAGTAATTGGTGCCGGAACAATTGCCGGAGTACCTGTCTGGAAATCAATATTTATGGCTGGCATCGCCGGCGTAGCTACCGTTGTCGAGGGACTCTCGCGTGCCTTCCTTGATGACGGCAAACTGACAGCAAAAGAAATAAATGCTGTCTTTTCTCGTTTCGACAAAAAAGGCTCGGCTGTCACCGAAGAAGAGATTGACAACCATGAGCAGAACGTTATTAAGAAAAGAACGGCTATCAAAGATACTTCTGCCTCAGTGTAAGGAAGAATGGTAAATTGGGTTTAGGCCTTGCCGACCGTAAAGGGATGCGGTGATTTTTTCAAATTTATCCGAATTGACTTACCATGAGTAGACACGAAGAGCTTCAACAGGTGTGGCACAACGATGGCCACAAGATTGAACTAAGAATCAACAAAGCTGAGCTAGAAGTTCTTTCCACGATTTGTCCCCACGAAGACAGTTCTCCATGTAAAAACATGGCTGGTGATTGTGTGGTGACCTGGTTTATAGACCGTTTTGGGATGGAGTGCAATGGAGGCATATGTCCTCCTGCTGAGTTCATTGAAATATCATGGACAACTGTAGGGGATATCAACAATTTTGATTCCTGCCAAGTTTGGTTTATGCCATTGACTGATGACATCTTTAGCGCGTGGATGATTTCTAACTCAATGGAAGAACTGGAATAGGTTTATTCTTTTTTCTTTTTGTTGAGGCAATATTCTTGACTCTGTTTCTCTCTATGAATCTTGCATAGATTTCATCAAGTACCTTCTCTTCAGCATCTAAGACTTTGTCGTCCATTGGGAGACCTAGGTTAGAAGAAGCAGAAAGTCGTTCCTGAGCAAGTATTGTGAACTTCGCGCCTATCTCTTGCCTCATCTTGATTCTGTGCTCAGAGACGGCCTCCACCATGGCTCTCGTGCCATCTGGGGTAATTGTGTATAAACCGATTCTTTTAAAGTTTTCGTCTTTCAATGAACCAATTCGTTCGATTAATTTCTTAGTTAGAAGCTCGGTAATAGTTCTCCCAGAAAGTTCTATGTTTCTTTCATTGGGTCTAAAAAGGCCTGCCAGGCAGTCCGCCAAAGAGCGAGACGTAAATCCTTTAGCCCCTTTCATCTTCGCGTACGAGAGTGCTTTGTATTGCCTCGATGAATAACTAAGTAGAACTTTTTCATGACTCATTAGCTGAGTATCGTATTAGAAAACTTCTTCTTCTGCAACTTCAGGACGCGTGCTGTCTTTATTTATTTCCGTGATAGCAGACAATAAGTTACGTATATCAGGCTGGTTTGTTATTAATTTTTTATTACAACGATAGACATTTTGTCGATTGACTTTTGTCTTTGTAATTAGCCCTGCATTTATAAGGCTTTTAAGAGTTTTGTCAATCATGGTTTCACTTAAATCAAGATAAACCGAAATTGCCCTTATCGTCATCTCCTGGTCTTGCATGATTGAAATCAATACTCTTCCCGAAGTAGACAAGAGACTGACCTCGTGTTCCTGGTGATAGCGGAGTATTTTCTTGGTGTCAAGAGCTTGCATCACTTTTTCAATAGCAACGTCGCTTTCTTCCCCTTTGGACAGCGCGTCTTCAAGCGCCTTTTTTATTTCATTGATTTTCTGAGACCTCATGAGATACCTGTACCTGCGTAGTCTGATGGTGTAGTGTGTGCGATAACGGTGTGACCGCAATTGAGAACACTACTTAAAAAAATGACCACGACAGTGACAATAGCAGATAAAGGGAAACCATGCTCAGTGATAGCCTCCAAAAATTAATGAAAAGCCCCACTGGTACAGGAAGGGACTGCAAGCTCGGAATGATTATTAATTCTTTAGATAAAGAAACTTCCGAAGTATTGACAGAAGCCTTAAGCAGCAACGCTTCCACGATGGGTTTGGTACGAGCATTAAAAGAAGAGGGAATCTACCTGAGTAGGGAATACTTGGGGGAAAAGAGAACCCAGTGCTTTAAGGGTTCTGGAAGCAGCGCTTGTTGTTTAAATTCAGTTGACAAAAAAGAAAAGAAAAAATAATGGCTGTCGATAAAGAAAATCTAAAATCAAACCTTAAAGGTCTTGCCAAAGAGCAGAACAGTAAAAAGACCCTAAATGACATTGCTGCAATGCTCGAAAGAAAGGGTATTGACCCTAGTGAGGTTGGCTCTATTCAAAAGGTCTCCCTGTATCAGTCGGTCACAAAGAACCCAGATACAGGCGAAGCAATCGTCCATGACCTCCAGGCGATTCAATTTAGTCCTAGCTGGGACTCCGGACCGCAGTGGCCCCTTATGGAACAAGGGCCAAAAATACAACTACAAAAGCCAAGGACAAAATCGAACCCACCAAAACAGTGGGAAGTGGCAGTTATCGTACCTGATATACAAATAGGTTTCTATCGCAAATCCCTTGATTCTGTTGAGCTGGAGCCAATTCATGACGAAGCAGCAATAGCTGTTGCCTTGGGAGTCATTGAAGAGATGAACCCAGACCAGGTCATTATGGTTGGAGACAACTTGGACTTCGCCGAATTTGGTAAATATCTTACAGCTGCACCCTTCAAGCAGATGGTTCAGGCATCCATAGACAGGGCAACCATGCTTTGTGCTCAAATACGTGCGGCTGCACCAAGAGCAAAAATCACATGGATTGCAGGAAACCATGAAGCCCGCATGGCTCGGTATATACAAACTAACGCAGAAGCGTCTTTCGGTATAACCAGAGGTAGAGCAAATGACGAACTCCGTGAGGGTTGGCCTGTCCTGTCTGTTCCGTTTTTGTGCAGAATGGACGAATTTGGTGTCGACTACCTTCCGGGATACCCAGAATCAGCTCACTACATCAACTCAAACCTCATGATTGTTCACGGTGACAAGGTTGTTTCAAACAACTCAACCACCAAGAAGTATCTGGACAACGAACGAATTTCAGTGATATACGGACACATCCACAGAAACGAGCTGGCTTATCGTACTTATCGCACAGACCAAGGACCACGCACCATCATGGCAGCCAGCCCTGGTTGTCTCTGCAGAGTAGATGGCGCTGTTCCTTCCACGAAATCTGGAATGGATGAATTCGGTAGACCACTACTCCAAGGAGCCGAGAACTGGCAACAAGGACTGGGCATTGTTACCTATCAGCCTTATGGTCAGGGTAACGAATGGTTCAACTACGAGCCAATGTGGATATACAACGGTCGAGGCATCTTTAGAGGCAAAGAGTACGTCGCAGAATGAGCAACGAACATTCAGGAGAATACGAGACATACACTCCAGAAGACCTATATAGGGACATGGAGGGCTTGCGTAAAGCGGGAATCATTGAAGTCACGGGTATCGCCGAAGACGGACAGTGGTTGTATAGCATGACCGAAGAAGGCAAAGGTCTGTACGAAGAGATGAAAAAGGGCGACCTTGAGGCACTCTTGAGAATCTTTGAAAGAATCGCCGAAATAGAAGACGAAGAGAACGACTAAAAAAATGACAACCGTAGTAGGAATACAAGGAGAAGGATACGCCGTTATTGCGGCAGACACACGTATTACCTCCTTTTCCGATGACGGACCGGCTTATCACATGACTAGCCTGGGTTCAGGGACTTCAAAGATAGCAACAAACGGCAAATACTTAATCGGTACAGCCGGAGACCTAAGAGCAATTAATCTCTTAACTCACGCATTCGCTCCTCCTATAGTGCCGGCAGGTACAAAAGGCAAGAAGCTCGACCAGTTTATTACAGTTAAATTTATACCAGCAATGAGAGCCTGCTTTGACCTTCATGGCTATTCTCCACCAGAGAACAAAGAGAACAAGGAACACATAGCAGAACAGGGTTCAACTCTCCTGCTAGTAGTCAATGCAACTATCTACGTTATAGACAGTGACTATTCCTGGCTCAATGACTCAACAGGACACTATGCGGTAGGCAGTGGTTCGGAATACGCCCTTGGAGCGATAAGCGCCCTAACTGGCGGAAAGAAACTATCCTCCACACAGGCAAAAAGCGTATGCCTGAAGGCTCTGGGAATCTCGGCAAGACTAGACCCCCATACCGGTTCACCGTTTCATACATACGTCCAGACAACGGAACCTAAATCGCCGGCCTCAAAATGAGCGAAACTACATGGACTTGGCTCCTGTTCCTGATGGAACTAGTCGGAGTATACGGAAGCTATACAGTAGGGAACAAGAAATGGCATGGGCATATGATTGTTGCCCTTCACTCATTCCCTTGGGCTATCTACTCAATCATCTTCGACAAACCAGGCTTTCTGGCTATGTGGGTCCTATGGCAATGGGTTCACTGGCGCAACATGCTTAAATGGAAAAACAGAGACTAAATGGCCATCGGTAGCGAACCCGAACTAGGCAAGAACTTCACTGTCTGGAAAGACATGTCTGAGCAAGACAGGGTTGACTGGTTCAAGTACATGAACGACAACTGGGGAAAATACCTTCAGGCCGGATACGCAACCCTCGTTCATGACAAAAACAACCGTTTCTACAAGAAACAATAATCTTTCTTTACCAAGCTTTGCTTTAGATAAATTTATCTGCCCTAAGAGTCCTTATTGACTATGGACCGTATGTCAGAGTAACAAGCATGCAGAGCCTCGGAAACTGTTTTCTTCGTCCCTGAACCAGAGACTAATACGGTGTTCTTCTCGCGCGCCCATGCATTACACATCCAGCTTTGACCAATATGAAGCAACTCAAAGTCCATATTCATTAGCTCAAACCACTTTGTGTACTGGTCTATGTCGTGTGAGGTATTTAGGGATGGTTCTTGTGAGTGTCCGTATGTAACTGGCATAAGGTAAGTATTGCACAACTGGCTTCACGAAGCTGAATATACAGACAAAACTAAACGTCGCAGAATTCCTTCCACGTTGTCAAATTCCGCATAAGGCTCAAACTCTCCCTAGAGAGAGAACACCTAGTAGTAGAGAACCCCCTACCGTTTACCCGTGCTTCTTCAGGTGAGCAGCAATTGCGTCTTTGATTACCTTTGAGTTGGATACTTCTTGTTTTCCTGCAAGCTTAGCAATCCCATCCAGTGTCTCTTGATTAAGCCTGAAGGTTATGCGTGGGTATTCTGTTTCTGTTTTTGTCATACCTGCAGTATAACCAGTTATTCAAAAGTCTGACAACCTACAAAAAACACAAAAAATACTAGACAGGCACGCCTACACATATATGAGGCAGAATATATAAAGAAGCGAAATAAAGCAACATTTCCATAGGAGCACTAGTGTCAAGTTCTGAAGAACAACCACAACAAAAATTACCCAATAAAAATACAGAACCTACATTGGGACTTGCTATACCTCGTAAAGATTGGTTTAGCCTTGCTAGTTGCAAAGGAAAAACAGAACTCATGTTCCCCAAACAACATAAGGACATTACATACATTGCACAAGCAAGAGCCATATGTAAAACGTGTCCGGTAAAAAATGAGTGTCTTGAGTATGCACTGGAGTTCCCGGCGGCAGATATGCATGGGGTATGGGCCGGACTAACTAGCAGACAGCTAGCCGCAGAGCAAAGAAGACGAAAGATAAAAGCCGTCCGACCAACGCTCGCACAAATGTGGGGAAACTGAAATGGTGACGTTTATAATCCTGGGAGCTGTATTTGCCTGGATACTCTGGTGGAGTTCATAAAGGGCAAAAAAAGGTCAAAATGTTTAGCCGCGCCCGGTTTTTTCATTTTTTAGAAAATTTTGTAATTACTAATTGCTAATTGTCAATAGTTGCGAGCACAACTACTTTCGGTTTTACTGGATGCGAATATTACAAGTCTCACAAAAAGACATGTTATTTAATTGGGTAATTTTTTTATCGCACTGCTTTTTGCCACAGGGTTCGAACATATGTTCGCCCCGGATGTAGGACACGATTGTTTCTTCTATTGTTGGAATAGAGAATTGTGCGGAGCCGGCGCTGGGGATTCCTTTTTCTGTACGGATGAAATCCCATACGGCATACAGCACAACGTCATTGACTGATAGTCCCTTCTTGCGGGCATAGTCAATTATCTCGTTTTTTTGTTTGCCCTTCATTCGTACGTTCAGAATGACGTACTTATCTACAAAGCGGGTCTTCTCTGCTTTGCGGCCCACTTCAGACTGCGCTGTCGCGCTCCACTAGAGCTTTGATGTAGTCGGTGAGGGTCAGGTCTACTGCCTGGGATTGGTGAATGAGTTTTTGTTTGAACTCTTTATTGACGCGCAGTGTGAGGGTTACTACAGGTTTGGTTGGCTCGGATACAGGGCGGCCAGGGTTTCGCTTCATACAGCGAATTTACTGCAATACGAAAGTCCTCATTGTAAGTACGATAAAAATTATTACTACCGCACGGAATACAAAACTAAAAGGGGAGTACGCAAGTTTGTATATTAAAGTTGTGGATATTAAAAAGGCAATTATTTTAAACAGATTCATTTAGGTTCTTTTTGTTGGGTCACTATTGTTGGGTAATCTTTTTTGGAGGCGGGTCTGGAACGGCGTACTTGTCTTGTTCTAACTCAGCCACCACCTTCTCGTACGCCTGAGAGAAAACCGCACGGTCAGAGTTGGTGTGGAGGTTATATGCAGACTGACCCATTGCCTTAATGGTGCCGGCGAGAGCAGCTGACACTTCTATCGATGGAGGCATACCGGAATTAACCTCCTGGGATAGGGTAATCCATTTACCCCAAGCAATAATAGGGTCATCAAAAGGGGGCACTTTAGTTGTGGTATCTATTGTTACCTTTCTTATTTCGCCTGGGCGCGGCATGAACTCTCTGGTTACCGCCATCTTGCGAAACGCCCTCTTGGCGTCTTGCAGGTCCAGGTCATGTAGTAGCTCGTACCAAGCATTGAGGGTGGTTGTTAAGTCTCCCTCTTTGTTTGGTAGCTCGGCTCTATAGGTGGCGTACACCTGGTCTACCAATTCGACAAGTTCTTCTTTGGTCATTCCTCTGCCCACTTAGATTTAGCTGACTTTGAGTTCGTTCCGTCATACAGGTCTAGGAACTTCTCTACATGAGCAGCGTCTCTAAAGATAATGGCAACGTCGTTGTAGACGGTCTTTTCTTTATTCTTGCCCATATGGAAGTCTGAGAGCAAACACCCGTCTATGGCTTCCTTGCAGGTCTGGACGCTATATACAGCGATGGCCCAACGTATATCCCGCTCGCGTTTGATATCGAGGGTGGCGCGATTACGGGCGGTCTTTGTTTTCCAGTACTCAAACACTTCTACCACCAGGTTCATGTTTACCTTTTTACCCAGCTGGATTTTCGTTTGGTTGTGGGCGCTAGGCCCTCTACCCTTTTTGTCAGTACTCATATTCATAATCTACTCGCTCTCTTCCGCCACCGTCAAATGCATTTTTGAAAATGAACAGTATTTACCTTAAACCGTATTCTTAGCTTGGTGTGAGTTGAAGCTTTCGGCAGTTTCGTGGATGGTATCTATTGCGATGTTACCCGTAGTGTCACTTTGGAGGGGGGTGTGGGGGGAACCTTTAGATAAAGTTCTTGCCGCGCGCACACTAAATACCACCCCCTCAGGTGGTACATGAAAAAATCAAGTAGTTGATTGCTGGCCGGCAATCTATGAATTCATACTTTTACTCTATTGAGTTCCAGAACGGTAAAGCTATCAGGCTCTTCCACCACCGTCAACCTCAACCAAGGATTTTCTTCCGCGCAAACCAAAAAACATTTTTACGAAAAAAACATTGCGAAGCTGAAACACAAAAAAGATTTGTGATAAAGTTACGGGGCTTCCGACGGGCTTACCCCTTTCACCCGGAAAGAAGCAGCCCCTGGGTTGAGACTATTGATTGGTTGGTAGGTGACTTTTCGATAGCTCCCCGGGGGCACCTTCGCTATTCGCCCCACCATGGTTGGCTGCGGTACTTGCTCGCGATGAACTTGCCGAACTCGTCCCTACGTGGGGGAGTGATGTTCTCTTTATGCTTGGGGATTCTCGAGATAATGTCTTTGGTCTCTTTATCGAGTCTGTCCCTGTGGTAATTCGTAGGATGTTCGCGCCGGCTTTTTAGCTGTTGACTATTAATGTATTCCTGAAATTCTGCAGCCAGCTCGTCCTGCAGCATTGTCTCAGTATTTTTTGGATTAATGAATTTGTTGTATTTGTAACGTTTAGTCCAGATGCCGGCGCGGTGCACCAGGGAGTGGATTGTAAGCAGAACTGTCGCGACGAACGTTATGGAGATGATTGTGGAAATTGCTGTTTTCATTTAGGTAGCCTTTTTGTGTATTTTTTGATTTGCCATTTCCGGAAGTTGTACCCCGTACGCCATAACGAAACTCTTTCGACAACTAAGCCGCGCAAATTATCATAAATAATTGCAATTGTTCCGTCGTTGACACGTGGTCTAACCCAGATAAAGAACCAGAGGACCAGGGATAGGTAAAGAAAAAAGAAAAAACTCATTCGCCGGCCTCGAGCCCGTCGAGGTAAGAATCGCGCATTCCATCCATATATTCCTGATAAAGGTAATTTATTTCCGCCGCATCGAGCAGATGGCTATCGCGCTGATTTTCAAGAAAAGCGTGATACTCGGCAGCGGCTTCTTCGCGACCCGTCATTACTTCCCAACTTCCAGCAGCTCTTCGTGCTCATTATTTAAACTTTCATACATCCGGGAAGACGACAGCAGCGCCATCATTAAAGCTGCGCGCGCCTGGATATCGTCCAGTCCTTCCATAACTTCATTTAATTGAAGAATTCTTAATCTAATAGCATCTAAAGCGTCAGCTCTATCTTCAGGAGGTCTTGTTTCTCCTGAATCTTCAAAAAAAGCAGTAATTCGTATCTGCTTCATAATTTCTTCTTGTGTTTGGTCTTCCATTGTTTAGTACCTCTCTGGAAAGTTATCTACTCCGACCGGCGGAGTTTCTTTTTTTTAGCAATTTTATAACCAGCGCGGTCGAGTTCCTCGATTATGTGCTGCGGGATGCCTTCCCATATAGTGATTCCCCTGTGCACTAGTGCACGTGCAATAGCTGCGCGCTTGGGTCCCAGTTGATTAATATCTTGGCTCATACACCACCGTCAATACTTTCTAGTTTGTTTCAGTTAAATCTAACAGAAACCAGCCGCGCTCCCACAGCATGCCGATTGCTGAGTAACCTATAATATCTAGGTACGTGTCGGCGACTGACTCGTTTTGCGCAGCGCCTCCTCTAGATAATTGAAGATTCTTGAGTCGTGCCATCTTGTCATGACACCTAACCAATATCCCTTGGCGTCCAAACCGAGCAATATTGTGGTGACCGTAGTCCCTTTGCTTCCGAATAAGGGTTTCGGTGATATCTTCGCGCAGCATCCAGCTTCCGAAGAAGCCCGCGGAAGACGATTTAAAATTGTCAATTTCTGGATGGTTCGCGGCCGGCGACGATTGGTTCAAATTTTCACTTTTTATGCCGCACGCAGCGGCCAACGTGCCAAGAATTTTCCATTCTTCTACCCAGTACATGGGGTCCGAATCGAACCATTTCGAATTATTCAGCATTCCCTCGAACTGAAGGTCCAGAATATGGAGGCCCTCGAGGACAAAGTTCAAAAAATCGTCTTTTTCGACATCCGCACGGGAGCTCACTATCTGAGAAATCCCTGATTCTTCATATTCCTGGAAATGTTTCTCAACGTTATCTACTCTGTCAAAAATCTCACAAACCACAATCTGCGCAGCTTCTTGCCATGACCTTGGTTCGCCTGGTTCCATCTCATCCACCACCGTCAACATATTGTTATCTCTCATTCCCCCGCTAGCAATTCGTCCCAGCTCTCGGGCGGGTTCGTTTTGATTTCCAGTCTAACCAACTCAGCCAGATTCTCCAATTCCTCAATCCACCTGGCATCGGAAACTCCGCTGAGCCCCGGCTTTTCCTCTTCAGATTCGACCCGGGCTAGACACTCGGCGATGTAGTCACGGGAGAAAGCTGCGGTTATTGACTTTTCGTTGGAGCCGCGCATGAGTACTGGACCGCGATTTCCATCCAAGGCCTCGGCTGGGACGTGAATACCCGTCACAACATACTCATTATTATCGGTAAAGATAAAAACGACATTATTGCTGTCATCGTTGCTGCTTACCTGGTTAGCCACTTCTTCTGCAATTTCTTGCGAAATATCGGATTTCATCAGCATCTGGACCATATCGTCCTTTTTTGGCTTTTTGTTCTTGCCCGCCGCGGGCTCCCAGTATTGTTCCATTTTTTCTCTTTTCCGTTAAGCGACGTATCGATGGCCGCGTGTGCGATTTTTTCGTTTTTTTGACATATATCCAGTGGCACGTCGTGTATAAATTTATCTAAATACAACCAGGCGTCTACTCGATAAGAATTCCTTTAAAAACCATATAACCAGGCAGCGCTGATTCCCCGTCAGTTCGGACAATTCCAGAAACCCAAAAAGGTTTTGGATGTGGCTCGAGAGGGTCTTCTTCAATAACTGTTCTTACTGCAGCAATTGCGAGACCGCTGGCTTCCTCAGGTGTAGCAGCATGTACATCTACCCCAACCATTACTTGGACCCGATAGTTATTCATGTTCATACTCGCACTTCTGTCCATCACAGCTGCCGAATTGTCGGCAAAACATTGAATAATTGATGCAGTCTGGGTCACGTGAGTCTTCAGCTTCTGATTGGCTGTTGCGCTCTTTACGTTTTCCACGAGACTTGCCTAGCTTGTAAGCAACTAAATTAGTGACTAATCCCATGGCGCAACCTTATCCGCCACCGTTGCTTTTGTCAACCTATATATTAATCATTCCCGTAAATGAAAAATGTAATTCTTTCTGCATGCGAACATACGTTCGTACTAGTGTGTCATCTATGGACAACGGTACAAAATTCAGTATTTATAAGGCAGCTCTTGAGCTGTACATTTCCGAAAATGGAGATTCTAAAATTTCATCAAGTTATGTTGATAAAAATCAAGAAAAAGAAATCTCACTGGGAGCTTGGGTTGGTTACATCCGGCAGAGATATCGTAAAAATCAACTTTCTGCATCACGTGTTTCAGTTCTGGAGCAAATTCCGGGTTGGTCATGGGGTCCTTTTCAACCAGGACCTCCAACCGATACTGAAAGAAATGAATCAATTCGTCAAATGAGAATTGAGGGATTATCCCTTAGGCAGATTGCTGATGAATTTGATTTGAGCCGCCAGAGGGTTCATCAGATAGTTAAAAAAATGGAATTATTTAATTAGCCACGGGCTCTTCCACCACCGTGAACAGGATTTAGGTATAAGAAAATGAATGACGGATTTGATAAAGACGGAAAATATTCTTTTAAAGCTAAGAACAGTTTTCCGAGAGTTATGAGAGATACGCCAACAGCCCCGAGGGCTGCCGCTTCTGGCGGGGCTCATGCCAAGAAAGAAGGAAACGTGTTTGCTGGATTCATTCTGCTTGTTATCACACATGCTGCCTTGCTGTTCTTTGCTCTCGCTATCGCACACTCGGCAGGATTGACCAGCGTGAGCGTGGGCGTGTGGGATTCCTTTGGCTTGGCAGTGCTGTATGTGGTGTGGCGTTCTTTTGACTCCAACATCTTTGGTGGCAATCGCAAGAAGTGACTGGCGTGGAAAGAGTTATCTACTCTTAGTAGTGCCATGCAGATAGCGAACGATACGAGCGTGTAAGGCTCTGTAAGCAACGCAAGAATGAGTAGCAGTATTTCCATGACTACTTTCTATCAGCGAGTTCAGAGAGAACGGACATGATGTTGTTTCCTTCATTGCATGTCAGGTTCTCGTAGTCCTCGTACGCTTTCTGTGGTGTGTATGTGTTTGCCACTATCTCGTCTCGTATCGCAGAGTAATACTTCATTGCGTTTGTGATACTTGTGAACAAGTCATCTAGTAGTTGTGATTCAGTTGGCTCGGTCATAATAAAAATCCATTTTTTGTAGTAGTGAATGTTGTTTGGTTTCCCCCTGCCACCACCCCTCACGCAGAATCAAAGGAGTATGAAACTTCCACGCTCGGGGCAGTGGTGGTACATAGAGTAGATAACTCCATGCACCAGTTTCCTTTCAGAGGTGGTGGTGTCCTGTCGGAGCCACCACCCCTGTCGGGAAAACTTATCTACTCCCCTTTCTCGGGGAGAGGTACGCCCATGTGCTTGTAGTAGGTCTGTTGGAACATGTAAGGATACACGCTGTGAGCCTTGCCATTCACTTTCAGGTTGCGTAACTGTTGTATCGCTTCCTCAATGTGTGGAACAACAATGAAGTTGTGTTGGCGAGCGTAGGTAATGCACTGCATTGAGAGCAGGTCAGAGAATCCGTCATGCGCTCCACAGACACCACCATCTGTCACCCATACAAGAGGTGTGTTCTTGTATTGGCGATTCTTTACGCCCCACTCAATCGCAGGAAAGTCCACGCCGTTACCGTGTCCGTAGTCAATGTATTCCACATTCTCAACCATTTTGCCTTTGTCAGCAACGACCCACATGTTTGGCAAGTCTTTCCTTCCTCGGTCTGAATAGATAGCCACTGTTGCGCCTTGTGCGTTCTCAATGATTTCTGCAATCTGTTCAGTAGTGAACGACATAGAGCCACTTGCGTCAATGATTACCATTCCACCACTGCCACGAATGGTCTTGTCAAAGACACGCTTCGCAGGGTCAGTCATGTAACGGTGCAATCGGCGTGGTCTGCGCCCCATGTTCGTAGCAATGCGCTTCTTGCCCATTGAGCCGTAGTGGTGGCGTGGCATTGGCTCACGACTAACAATCAGTTCAGCCCAACCGTGTGCGCCACCAGCAGGAGCAGGGGAGACTTTGGCGTGTGGGTTTCCGTCTCTGTCACCGTCTTTGGATTCCTCGTACTCGGCGTGATGTTCTTCGTCACCTTCGCCTTTGGACTTATCTACTCCCTTTGCTTCGCCTGCCTTACCCTTTGGTGGTGGTGGGAACGAGGCAAGCCTGTCCACCCATTCTGCAAGACGCTCGGTGTGAGTGAATCCGTATGGAGCAATCCCTTCATAAGTGTCGGTGCTTGCGAGTGTGCGTTCTTTGTGCGCTTTACGCATTTCTTTCACTGCTCGCTTGCCGATAGCAACAAGTGATTCACCCCACTCACGATTATGCCTGCGTATTCCGTTCAGGAATGTCTTGTGACCAGCAGTGTTCGCAGTAGCGATACACATAGCAACTGCGCCTGCCCAATCGTTTGACTTCGCAAGGTGTTCGCCTGTTGCCAGTTCGCTTCCGTCAGACAGAAACTTCTTGACATCAAATCCACGAGTTTCGCATAAGTAGTTCACTCGTAGTTCCTCTACAACAATCATCGCTGTCTCGGAAGCAACACTGCGCTCTACCCATTGGGTCATCTGTTCAGGTGTGGGGGATACTTTTGCATGCATCATTTCATGCCCACGAACAACACGCTCCATGTCACCGTCCGTAGAAGGTGCGAACATGACACGGTTGGCTAGGTCTGTGCTTGGCTCTCCACGAACAGGCAGACAATCTCGGACTGTCCAGCGTTCATGTTCCATGTCTTTACGAGAGAGCATGTTGGGTTCAGGACGGTGCGCCCCCCTTTCAGAGTTATCTACTCTACTGGGGAACGCCTTGCCTGTACCTGTATTGGTGGCAGGGGTGTAAGCCATTGCTATTTCACTCCGTCCACTGCAAGAGCGTCAAGAATCTGCTTGGCACGAGTACCGAAAGTGAGTTGGCATGCTCGTTCCATACCGACTGCCTTACGCAGTTTGTCAAGTGCCATGAAGGCTCGCAATGAGATACGAGCCTCACCACCGTCAGCCATACGAACGGCGTAACCACGCAAGTCAGGAGACAAGCGTAGAAGTGCGTTGGGGTGTGGCTCGTTGATACGAACACGAATCGGGAAACGGTCAGCGAGTGCTGTTGGCAGTTCGCTCATGTTCTCAATGTTCGTGGTCATCACGGCAGAAAAGCCTTCTAATGGGCGTACCAGTTCACCACTTTCAGGGTGTTGGAATGTGGCAGATTCAGGTGAATCCAACATGGCGAGAAGTGTTGCGAAAACATCGCCACCAGCCTTATCTACTTCGTCCACGATGAGACGACCACCTTTTGTGCCGTTGCCTTTCCATGCTTTGAGAGCAGAGCCGTCAAGCCATTGGAAGCCACCGTTACTGCTTGGCATGAAGCCACCAGTTACGTCCATGTTTGTCATGTCCTCGGTGCAGACTAGGCGATGTGCGCCAGCCTCAATGTCTCCGAACGAAAGACCAGCGTAGGTCTTGCCTGTTCCAGCAGGTCCGAACAGAATGATTCTGTCTATTCCTGAGTCAAGTGCGTCCTTGACATCTTTCCAGCACTGTGGCAGTGCCTCTTGGGTGGTTGTTACTGTATCCATTGTATTGCTCCTTTGTAAGCGTTGTTGGTTGGACAAACACACCATACCACCTTCGGTACAGACTTTGATAATCGCTTGACAAAGTTATCTACTCTGTATGGAGAGAAGTTATCTACTCTGTTTGCGCCCCTTCCACCACCGTCAATGTGTTGCGTAGTTCTGCGTCTCGCTCGCTCGCTCGGTGCGCTTGCGTTGCGCAGATTTATCTCTCACCCCCCCCGTTCACTGCGCCCTGTGCCTGCCCCCCCTGTGGGCGAACAGCCCCGGGGGGAACCAAGCGCAGCGGGGCTATTGTCTAAAAAAGAAAAAGTTATCTACTCTCTTACTTCTTCCTCTGAACATCAGAGACTTGCCATAAACCTTTTTTGATTTTTGTGAACATGTGAGATTCACTGACGTATTTCAGTGTCGTCTGATACGAGAATCCAGCAACCTCAACAAGTTGGTCGGTGGAAAACTGTTCGCCAGTGTGTTCGGTAGTCCATTTGTCAAACGCTCCCCATTTGTCTTTGCGTTTCTCGGGTCTACTCTCTTCGGTTTGGTCACTGCTAACAACAGTAGATAAATAGGTTTTTATGAACGATGACATCACATCTGTACCTAGTGAATAATGTTTCAGCATTGCTACTGGATTTCCGTTGCGTCCTTCTCTGTGCCACTTCTCCATTATGTAAAGACCACGAACAGTCTCGCTCATTCGGTACTGCTCTGCACTCTGTTTCATTCGTGCTTTGTCTGTTTTGTATTTCTTGTAGAACGAATCATGCATACGCTTGTTCTCTTCATTTACAAACTCAATCGTGAAGTTCATTTTTATTCCTTTTTATTTGACCCCTAATGGAGTAGACAAGCCTGAAAGGGGGAAACTTATCTACTCCAAACTTAGTGGGTGATTTTGTTGTTTATTAGAGAGTATCGCTCATTCTCATAATAGAGAGAAAGCGTCTCCCTCTTCTTGTATCAAGCCGAGACTACTGCCGTTATCCCACAAGACATGAACAGTGCCGTAATCGTCCACATCTGTTACCACCCCTTCATCTCCTCGTTGTAGTTTCGTATAAGGGTCAGTGCATGCGTCAAGCCTGACACGCTTGCCGATTAGGTCTGTCTTTGTTCTCATGCTGGCACTTCCGTTTCTTTGTTCAGAAGTAGGCGAATGTCTAAGAGCATGTCCATCATTTCATGTGACGATACATTGTCTCTGCCTGAACAGTTGGCTATTGCCTTGTCCACTAGGGCGATGATTTCCTCATTCATAAGTTATCTACTCTCCTTTCTTTCTCTTGGGTGCTTTTTTGAGTATGTCTGTGTATTTGAGGGTCTGTGTTGCGATGTTCATGTATTGAGCAGTAGCAACCATTACATCAACTAAGCGTCCGTACTCGTCATTGTCGTCATACGGATAGGAAGTAAAGAACGGCTCGTCAAATGTCGGTACACCAGTGTCGTTGTAGCGATACATGTTGGCAACGCCCCATACGCCAGTCATGCCCCAATCAACGGCACTCATCATCAGTCCTTCACGGACATCGGTGAATGGATTTTCTTTGTATTCCTTCTCCAAGTCACCCTTGTTCATTTTCTTGACTTCTGATTGGTCTGTCTCTTCTGACAGGTCTTTGCCGTAGCCCTCAACGACTACTGCTATGAACTCAAACTTGCGAATAGGAAGCGAGCGAACAACATCATCGTAAGCGTCATACATGTCCTCTTTGTGAATCAACGGAACCATTGCCACTTGATAGGGCTTAGATAGCGATAGTTCTTGTTGGTTGATGAGGCAGGCTTCGTGTTCCTCTTCGTTTTCCTCAACGCTCTCAAAAGCGACTAAGAATAATGGTGGGTTGTCTGACATCGGCTCCTCTTTGCACATTTCTGTTTTCGCATAGACGCTTCTATGAAGCAGGTCGGTCAGTATCTTGGTGATGTCATCATCAAGGTCTTTGTTGATTTTTTGTGATTTCACTGTATGCCCCTTTCAGGCTTGTGGTGTTACTGGAAACCATACCATGCTCGGTACAGACTTCCAAATGTTATCTACTCTGACAGGCAAGGGTCGGTACAAGCCCTTACATGCCAGCATTGTTATTTATTTCCTATGAGATTGTTCATGGACACGCCAAGTGCGTCACCTACAAGAAGTAGGGTCTCAACGCTTGGTGCGTAGCGTCCGTTCTCAACACGATTTACAGTTTTCCTATCCACGCCTGCACGATTAGCGAGTTCTAACTGTGACCAGCCCTTCTTGGTTCTGTGTGTTCGTACTGATTCTGAAATGTTTTCCATAGATTGTGTGTTTTTTGTAGTTCCCATTCGGGTTCTCTTTTCTTTTGTGTAGTTATCTACTCTTATTTAGACTGATGAAATAAATGATTTAGGTATCGTTCCTTTCTTTTCGCACCGTTTCATGTATGCGAGATGTTTTGGGTATTCGGTCATGACAATCATAAGTTCGTCATCACAGAGTTCTACTAAATGATGTTCCCATTCGCTAAACGATTCGTACCAATCTTCTTCGTCCTCGGACAAGTTGGGGTTTTCAGGGTCGTTCGCTTTTTTGCATTTTTCATCAAGTTCAGGGGTGAGCCTCTGGGGGTCACGCCCACCTTCCTCAATAACTTCTCCATTATGGAAAGCAGACCACGCCACAAAGGCACTGGACTCCTCTGTGGAAACAACTCCAAAGACAAGGCTCGGATACATGGCAGAAATCTTGGCAATAAGTGCGTCACATGGACTCCACGCAGACTCGTAACGCATAGAAAGCGTTTTTCCGTCAAGAGCAGGGTCATCTACATCTACGCTACATGCGCCCCATTTGCTACCCCATGTCTCAATAGCGTCTAAGTACCCATCAAATCCGTCACTCTCACTACTGAAAGCAGTAAAGACAGTTTCTACTCCGTCAGCGTTGGTCGTCTTGATTTCTTTTGACCCTCTTGGGTCAAGTGGTACGAGTTGATTCAGGTCGTACTCTTTATGTTCTGTGTTTTTTACTTCTATGTCTTTGATGAACTTGGCAAGGTTTCTTTTTGTTCCCTTGACGGTCATGTAGTTGTAACACCAGTTAGGCATCTGTTCCTCTTTCAGTAGGTTTGTTTCCACAGCGTACCACCTGTGGAACAGACTTCACTCAGCCCTCTTCCACCACCGTGAATAGGTTGGACAAAGTTATCTACTCTCTTTCCGTCTCGGCTTGGCTCGCCCTCGTCCCTCGGATTTATCTCTCACCCCCCCGTTCATCTCGCTCTGCTGTTTTCAGCAAGAGCCCCGGGGGGAAGCAAGCATGGCGGGGCTGTTCTCGAAAAACAAGAAAGTTATCTACTCTGATAGAGAAGCGTAGATAAGTGAGACGCTGACGAACGAGTGTCCGTCGTTGCTCCTACGTCTCACGAACGAGAGCATCTGCCACATGCTCGGTACATGCATGAACACTGAATCAAGAGACCACCCATACATGTCAAAGTCACATGGCTCCATAGGTTCAGGGGCGAATGAGATAACCCTCACTGACGGCGTACGCTCCCACAACCAGCGAACACGACATTCAGAGCCGACCAGTATCAGGTCTCTGTGAAACAGTGCATGACGGACATAGGACATCAAGACAGAGAAATAGATACCGATAGTCGTCCACATGAGTTATCTACTCTGACTCATGGCAGGTTTCCGTCTGTCCTCTACGGACATTGACGCAACCTTCATCACGAGAAGCGAAAGGGTTTCCAGTAACTTACGCTCGGACACATCGTGTTCCAAAGCGACCCAGTTTGCAATGTCCTCGTACTCGCCCCAAATGATTTGCAGCGCCTCTGTGGCAGTAGTGGCGAGAGTGTAATAGTTCTCCCAAATCAACTCTGCTAACTCTTCCTGAAAAATCACTTCCACGGTCTCTCCTCAATACAATCCTCGCAAATCCAAGCACGATGATACTCGTGCCAAGTGTAGTTGGATTCAGGGTCGTCTCTACCACAGTAGAGACATTCATCGGGTTCTGTTTCTGTTGCCACTTATCTACTCCCTTCTCACGGCAACCAGTAGGTGGGTGCGCCCTTTGAGATGTGTGTCTCAACGAACGATACTGCCCATTCCCACACCGTGTCACGATGACCGTAGAGACCAGCGTCAATGGCACGAGATGTGCGATTGTCAAAATCCACGATGGTGGTGGTGTCTTTCTTACTCAGAACCTGAGCAACATCTTTCTCTGTCAAAGCGTCCTGCTTATCCACGATTGCTACTACTGCGTCAGACGAGTGCTTGACATCTGTCATCTCTGCTCGTAATGAGAGGTACGAGTTGCGAACCACTGCTACACGGAATGGCACTTGGTCAAAGTAGGTGGACTTGCCACCGAGTAGACCTGCGTCAATAACCACGAAATCGTAGCCCGTGATGTCCTGATTGCTCACCTTGTCAAACGGTGTGCCAATAATGGTGATACCACCGTATGTCTGTTCCTTTGATGACGGAACACTTAGTCCGAGAATCAACATGTCATCGTTGTTCACTGATGTGTCAATGAGCAACACTTTCTCAGGATTGGTCTTTCCCAATGCCAATGCGATTGAGCAGGCTGTGGTGCTTGTGCCGACCCCACCCTTTCGTGCGCTTACTTCTATTACTTTCATGAGATACCCCTTTCAGGTACGGCAGGTAGTTGCCAACAACAATGTACCACGATGAGTACAGACTTCCAAAGAGTTATCTACTCTCATTCTTTCGCCCCACAGAGAGACTGCTCTGTTCCTTGACTTATCTCTCGCCACCCCCGTTGTTTGCTTTCGCACCCTTCGAGTGAAAAGCCCCGCTTCGCTGTGTTCCTGCCGGGGCTATCTGCCAAGAGCGCGCGCATGGGGGAGTGAGAGATAACTCGCAGATTTGTGAGAAACACGGCGAGATGAAAAGTTATCTACTCCGAGTGAAGGCTTGCGAGACGGTGGCAAGAGAGTAGATAAGTGAAAGTCCCCGTCAGGGGGGACTGACGGGGACTTCCGATTGGGGGGACTGTGGGCTGTGCGCTAGTTGCTCTTTTTTGCGCCTGTCATCACGAACTGCTGGATTGCGTCAGCGAGTGAACCACTTGCTTTTCCTTCGTCTGTGATTACATCATCAGGCTCATCAGCGAAACGCAAGACGCTGGCAACGCTCTGACGGTTGGCGATACAAGCAAGACGAACACGGCGACGCTCGGCGTGTTGTGACGGTGGCTGGTCAATGTTTCCATTGGCGTTGAGTGGCGCAGCCCAACCTGTCGTAACAACAAGTGTCCAAGCGTAGTTGCTTGCCACCAATGCGTTGTAGTCATTGTCAAGCAGGTCATACACATCAGCATGAGACTCAATGAACATGAGTTTCGGTGTGCCTTCGGCTGTGTAATCCACACCGTAAAGGTGTGCGCCTTCCATGACGAACGGTGTTGCGTCATCTCCCTTTGAGAGTAGAGAGTGAAACTCTGCCTCTATCTGCTCTGCTATTTCTACTGTGTCCATTGGATACCCTTTCGGTTGGTGTTGGTGGAACATGGTCAGCGTACCACACCTAGGACAGACTTGCGAAAGTTATCTACTCTGACTGCCTTGGGGTTATCTACTCTGTTCTTCCACCACCGTCATTGTGTTGTGGCATGGTGACGAACTCGCCGTTCGTGCCGTGACCCGTGACCGTTGCGCAGATTTATCTCTCACCCCCCCGTCGCCCCTGCTTTGCCCTTTCGGGCAATAGCCCCGGGCGGACCCGAGCGTAGCGGGGCTGTTCCCCGAACTACGGCACGGCAGAAAGTTATCTACTCTGCTTGCTCTGTCGGGAGTGAACAGAGTAGATAACTTCTCGCCTGATTAGTCAGACAGGTGGTACTGCCCACCACGCCGTTCGTATTGAGCCGTAGCCTCGGTGATGGTCTCACGGTAATCGCCCTGCTCCATGTGCCAGCCCTCTGGACGGTCTACGGCGTTCCACACTGCGAAAGGGTGAAGCGTGTTATGTGGTAACAGACAGAGAACCACCCACACAGCGTAGGAGTCAATGTCAGACGGACGAGAGAGCCAGCAGGCAAGAATAGTGACAGGGTTACTGCCACTGCTAGGGGTGAACGAGTCACCCACTTTCAGTAGGCGCATTGGGTATGTCTCGGTAGGTGACTTATCTACTCCCATGTCGTTACCCTTCCCCATTGAGCCATGTGTTCATTTGCTCATCTGTCATTGGTGTAACAGTAGGCGCAAAATCCATCTCGGCAATCGTCTTAGCAAGCATTGCTTGGATTACTTCGCTATTCACGATTTCAGAAGCAAAATCGTAGAAGCGTCCTGATGTGTACGCTTTGGGTACATCGTGATTCTCTCCGTCATACTCGCCCTTCTCGTTGAGAGAGCCGATAACAACGCAATCGCCCACAAGTGGACGCTGGAACAACATAGACGCTACGGCGTTCACAGGAAGCCCGATAAGTAGACCTTCATCGTGGACATAGCCAACGATTTCCTCGCCTCGTACGCAGTCAAACCAACCACCCACGATTTCATGAATGAGTGTGTGACCGTCCTCGGTTGGAATGTCTGTTTGGTAAAGGTTGCCCTCTGCCGTGATTACTAATGCTGTTGCCATTGCTGTACCTCTTTCGTTTGCTGATGACATGTGTAGCGTACCAGCAGGGGTACAGACTTCCACAACGTGGACTTATCTACTCTGTTACTTCGCCACGCCACTCAAAGACCCACCGATTATTTGACTTATCTCTCACACCCCCCGTGTTTGCGCTTTGCCCACTTTGTGGGGATAGCCCCGGTGATGACCGAGCATGGCGGGGCTTTTCCCCTCGCGCACGAAACGGGAACAAAGTTATCTACTCTCACTCGCCACAACGAGAGTAGATAACTTCTGTTCAGTCGGAGTGTTCGTTCGTCTCCATGTCAATGGCGAAAGCATCTTCCATTTTGGCTTCTGCCAACTTGGCTTCCTGCCTACCGAATGTCTTAGCCATTTTGCCTGCTTCCACAAGGCTCTTGGCTTCCACAGTGGTGCTTTCGTGCCACTCTGCCAAACCAATCTTTTCTTGCTTTGACAGTAGAACCATGAGTTCATACTCTTTCATTGTTGCGCCCCTTTCACTTGGCTTCGCTGACAATGTACCACGCCTAGTACAGACTTCCGAGAGTTATCTACTCTCATTCTGCCGAACCAATGGGGGCTTGCGCCCCCACTAGTCGTGTGAGTTGATTAGGCAGTCTTAGCAGTCGGCTTGACTGCGCCCTTCGCTGGTCGTACAAGCACTCTCACAGATGAGGTGACTGATACAACGGCTTTGATTACCTTCGTAGGCACTTTGCCTTCCTTGACTGCTCTGTCCCACGCTGGCGTATCCACGCTTGGCTTAGTGACAGTACGGAACAATGGTGCGCTGATTAGGTCACGCAACTTCTCAATGTCAAACGAACGACGGTCAGACGGACTGAGTTTGATGTTGATTTCCTCGTAGTCCAGCGTCTCAACGCCGTGCTTTGCGTACACAGCGAGCAACAACTCTCGTGCTTCGTCATGAGCCAACTCTGCTTGCTCTTTCGCAGTCAGAGAGTTCAGAAACGCCTCTGTTGCCTTGTCTATTTCCTTGTTCATTGGATACCCTTTCACTGGTAGATGAACGCCACACGCCGTGTTGCTTGTGGCTTGCCACAAGCATACACCCCTTGACACAGACTTCCAACATTGCTTGACAGAAAGTTATCTACTCTCATTCCGAGGCTTCTTCCACCACCGTCAAATAGTTGTGATGATGTCAGGGCTTGCTTCTCCGTGCGCCCCCACGAGCAGAACTTATCTCTCACCCCCCCGTCGCCCCTGCTTTGTCCCCTTCGGGGAAAAGCCCCGGGGGCAACCGAGCGTAGCGGGGCTGTTCCCCCCAACAAGCAAAAAAAGAGAAGGGGAGTTATCTACTCTCAAATAGAAAGGGGTAACGAGAGTAGATAACCCCGAACAGGCTCGCCCTGCGTGGTGGTGCTAGGGGCGAGGCGAGGCTACTGGCAGGTGAATGGTCTGCCATGTGTCTAGTTGTGCGCCATAGATTGACACGAGCCTACTGATGACTTCCTGAATGTCACCAGCGCAATGACGGTGAGCAATGTCCCACAGAGTGTCGGCAGTCTTTATGTCCACGACATGAGTATCACAGGAGAATGTGGGCTGTTTCGTAACTTCATTCAGTCCCCACCAGCAAGCACCCAGCAAGGCGATTACTAATGGGATAGAGACTATGAAACGGCGTAGTGCGTACTTATCTACTCTCATGCCGTTACTGCCTTGATTGCGATTGTGTCCCAAGCGTGACGGCTTAGTGGTTCAGTCGTGAGCAAGTGTGTCGTTTCATCTCTGACGATTGTGTGAACTTCCAAATAGTCGTGATGAATAATGTACAGATAATCGCACCATGCGAACTCTGTATCGTCATTTGTAAATAACGCACTAGGGTCGTCTAGTTCCACATCTGTGTGTGCGTATCCGTAGCCCTCTATTAGTGCTTTGTCCTCATAGAGATTAGGTACGCCACTTTTTGCCATTGGTTCTATTTGTGACCATGAAGCCGTATCGGTGATAAGTGTCTTGATGACCTTATCTACTCCATCTCTTGCTACTAACTCGCCTAGTACATAGGTCATGCGCTCTGGGTAGTTGTCCCAATGCGTGTAGCGACCTTGCCACTTGTTCTCACTCTCCGAGAGTGATTGTGCCACGATACCTCGTGTTGCCATTTGTGTCCCCTTTCATTTGTGAACACCCGAAGCGTACCACCCCTCGTACAGACTTCCAAAAAAGTTATCTACTCTCATTAGTTCCCACCCGAAAACCCCCACAGGAGTAAAGTTATCTCTCACTCCCCCGTGTTTGTCTTTCACCCCGTTGGGGGGAAAGCCCCGCTGTGAGGGCTATCGGTAGGTGGATAAGTGACTATTTATTTGTGGGATTACGAGAAGCGATTGGCTCGGATAGAGGAACTAACTCGCGAGGCGAACAGGCTCACTACTCTTGTGCGCGAAGCCAATGACGAAACGCGAGCCATTCTTGCTAGGTCTAAGTTTGGGCTCGTTTCAGACTTATCTACTCCCAATACAAAGTAGATAAAAACAACAGAAAACGGGCTAACTCACCATTTCGCAAGTCAGCCCGTTCTGTCAGGGTGAAGCCCTCTTACAGAGGGAAAGGGGATTAGAGGTACTTCACCACGCTGTGATAGGTGCTTGTGGACACCACTTCATTGTCAGCCATTTCCAAAACGCGAATAGCGTTCTCCAATGCTTCTTTGTCTGCGCGATACTCCCACTCACGGTAAGTGTCAGGACATTTCGGCTGTTCGGTCAAAAGTGCCTTGGGAATGTTCAGGGTTAGTTCCACTACTGCTGTTTTGTCATCTTGTGGTGCGTTTCCCCAACGACTGCGCTCGGTCACACTTTCAGGCTTTGCCTTGCCGTTCTTTACAGAAGCAATTACTGACTTCATAAAGTCTGCTTGCCATTTTTCTTGTGCTTTTTTGTAATCGGCTTCTGTTTTTTCATTTTTTGTGAAGCGTTCCTCACGGACTGCTAACGCTTTTTGTAAGGCGTCAATAAGCACACTTACTTTCACCTTCACGCTGATGTTTTTGTTGGACATTTTTCTCTCCTGCCAGCAGGGTTGGTATTTGCTGACCTGCGAACTGTACCAGCGTAGGTACAGACTTCCAAAAGTTATCTCTTACCCCCCCCATTTATTCCTTTCGGTTTGTAGAGATAGCCCCGGCCGTTCGCCGACAATGCCGGGGCTTTCTACCCAAAGGCGAGCAGAGGGCGAATGGGGGAATGAGAGATAAGTCGGCTCAAAGTTTCTTTGACATTCCGACACGCAACACCCCTTGTAATAAGTATGACTACCTACGGTTCACACACCCCCCTTCCATACACGACCAAACCACACCACGAGTGGACACAGCGTGACTTCTTTGATTACGAGGTGGACTCGTATTGCCGTTGCGCCACCCGAGTTCGCTATCGCTCTCGTGAGTGGCACGAGTTCACAGAACGCTTTCTGCCGTATTGCGAGAACTGGAACGGTTGCTGGGTCGCAGAGGAAGCGTGGAATGAGTTCACGCTCTATCTCGTTCTCCCCGAGGGCGAATACATACCCGAGGAATACCCCGAGGGCTGGCACTTCCGTAGAGGACACTAGACAGCGTTATCTACTCCCATTCACGCCAATGAGAGTAGATAACTTTCGGCTATTCGCTTTCGCTCTTACACAAGCCCTCAATGGCTAGGTCGTAACATTCAGCGCAGTACGCACCTTTCAGGCGTGGACTCGTGTTGATTTCGTAGTAACTGAGTTCGCACTCGCACTTCTCGCATACATCATTCATGACTTATCTACTTTCTTTCTTTGCTTGTTCAGCGTTGTGCTTACGGTCACGCTCAATGCCATTCAGCACGGCGAGTATCTGCTTCTCGGATAGAACGCCTTTGCGCTCAAACTGTGATAACAGGCTCGCATAGAACTTGTTGCGAGTGTGATTTGCTCGCAAGTAGTCATACGCTCTGTCAAAGTCAGTCAGTCTCATTGGTCAGCCTCGGTTTGGCTAATAATGCGAGCGTTAGGGTAACGCCAGTCAGGATTTGCGAGAGCCGATACGATTTGTCCGTTCTCAACGACATAGACAACGAGTTTGCCACCAGTAGTGCGACCCTTCGTGGCAAGTGCTTCGTCAATCGCCTTCACAGCACCATTCAGCGTGTTCGCATAACGCTCAAAGTTTCCTAAGTCAAATCGGCAGAACGCCCATGTGAACATTCGGTCATTCTCACGAGTGATTTGTACCTCACGATAGATGTAGTGAGTAATCGCCCTTCCGTTACGAATGGCTAGTGGCTTGGTGGTGGTCATGATTTCCCCTTTCAGTTGGAACGCCCTAACTGTACCACTACTGGAACAGGCTTCCGAGAGTTATCTACTCTCATTGGGGCAAGCCTTCGCCCCATGCGCCAACCCCTTCGCAGTCGCAGTTATCTCTCACCACCCCCATTTCGCCAGCACTCGTTCCCAACGGGGCTCTGCCCCCTGCTTGCCCCCCTTTGGGGTGAAAGCCCCGGCTGGCACCGACTAACGCCCTCGCCCAGCGAGGTTGTTCTCGCATGGACAAGGGCAAGTCGGGGGTTATCTAATCCTCGTAATCTGAGCGATACAGCTCGTCCTGCTCCTCTTGCGTCATGTATTCCATGCTGATGGAACGGTGACCACCTTCGCACTCCCAGCCAACTCGCACACCGTTGCGAATGACATCTGAAACCTTCGCACCACAGTCAACGATTGCGTAGCGACTGCCTGACTCGGCTGCTCGTTCGCTCAGGCTTTCCCACCAGTAGAACTCGCTTTCACGGTTCTCCTCGTCTGTGTATTCGGGATTAGGCACGAATGGGAAAGCTGCTTCCCAGTTGCGCTCTACGAGCCAACCACAGCGATTCGCTTCCTCACGGTCACGAGCGTTCGCTTCCAGCGCTGATTCACGCTCACGGTCACCTTCCTCAACAATCCAGCCGTAGACATCGTTACGAACCTCGTTACGAGCTTTGACTGCCTTGACTGCTTGCTTCGGTGTAAGCGCCTTGTCTCCTTCCCAGCCGAACTGCTCTACAAGCTCGTCATCTGAGTAGCACTCGGCTAGCTCGGACTCAAAGAATGTCTGTGGGTCTGTGTAAGCAGGTAGCGCTTTGATTGCCTCTACTACTGCTGTGTGGTTTGGGTGTGTGTTCATCGGTTCGTTCCTTTCCTTTTTGTTCCGATTTTTATTTCTTGTTCTTTGGCTTTGATTTGCCACGCTTATTCCAATGACCTGCGCCACCTACGAATGAAGTAGGTGGTCTACGGTTTTTGTCGTGTGGTTTCATGTGTGCCTCCTTGTTTTTGGCTTTTTGATTTAGATGATACCAATCGTGGTACAGACTGTGATTCTTGCTTCTAAAACCCTTTGCCAGTAACAAGTGGCGTTTAGCAACTCGTTAGTTGCGTTACAAACACAAACACGGCTTATCTACTCTCATTGCCTGCTTTTTTGCTCCCAGCTCCCAGCTCCCAGCGAGTTATCTCTTACCCCCCCGACTGTGACAAGTCCAGCGCAAAGAATGGAGCCCCGCTTCGCTTGGGAAACGCCGGGGCTTTCGCCCAAAGGCGTGACGGCGGACATGGGGGAATGAGAGATAAGTTTGATTGCGCGTTTATGGGTCTCGGCGTGGTGGCACATGAACAATGAGAGTAGATAACTTTCACGCGTGGTGGCGCGTTGTTCTACCCTGCCAGCGTTGCGCCAACAGAGTAGATAACTTTCACGCGCCTACGGAACTAGCAGGCGCGCCTTGCTTGGGCGTTTGTAGAACCCGAAACACTCATCACGGTCTGAACGCTCAACGCTCGCCGTGAACTCAATACGGTCTCCCACGCATGGGTCAAGCGCGCTAGGTTGCGAACCCCACACGGTAAATCCAGAGTCATCGCGAACTGTCATGACATAGCGCGTACCGAAATCGGTATCTTTCGTATCTACGGATACAACCACGCCAACTACCGTGACGCGCCCCACAGGGCAGGGTACGCGAACCTCATTAGCGCGCTCGCGCTCGCGTTCAGCATTACGCTCGGCGTGTTCTAGGTGCTTGTCATACGCGCGCGCAAGCGATACCAGCAAGCCCATACGCTTGCTATCAGTCACGCCAGCAAGCACCACAGAGCGCAAGTTAGCGAGATAGCCACTCTCATCAGTAGTTGCGCTAATCCACTCGATAGCCAACACGGCGCGCGCGTAATGCTCGATAGTGGTTTCGACTTTCTCATCGCGCCCTCTTGGGCGTAGAGCGTTATCTACTCGCATACGCGTAGTAATGCCTTCGACACGATTACCGTCAGCGTCAGTAGAACTACGCCAGCCATGCGCCTCGATAATCGCAACAGACAGCGCAACAATGCGTGTCAGGGACTCGCTCGAACCACCACCCGATGAACGCTCGCCACTCCACTCGCTCAAATCGGTATCAAAAATCTCCCACACAGCAGGCAAGTTATGACCAGTAAAATCACGCAGACATGACTTACCAACTCGATGACTCACGCCAGCCTCATCACGAATAACTATCGTGAACTTGCGCGCACGATTATGCCCACAATGGTCACAGGTAGCAGGCGCGTGAAGCAGGTCAGTAGGCGCGTGTTCGCGCGCGTATGGCGCAACGCTCACGATGTTGCCAGTATCAAAATGCTCAACGCTTGCTACTACTTGCCAGCCACCAGCCA